CCCCAGATGCAGCAGCAGATGCAGCCTCCGGTGAGCAGCTTTCAATGAACAAAATTAAGCACATGGCAAAGTCACCCGCTTGGCAGCGCAAAGAGGGTAAGAACCCCGAAGGCGGGTTGAATGCAAAAGGCAGGGCGTCGGCCAAGCGCGAGGGCATGAACCTCAAGCCGCCAGCCCCGCATCCGAAGAACGACAAGGATGCCGCCCGTCGCAAGTCATTTTGCGCCCGAATGTCTGGGATGAAGTCCAAGTTGACCAGCGCAGAAACGGCGCGTGATCCGGACAGCCGAATTAACAAATCGCTCCGCAAGTGGAATTGCCGTTGACACGGAAAACCCCTGCGGAGACAATCATTTACACCTACCCGTGGGTTCACGGGGTAAATTCTTGGGAAACCAATGACCGATGAAGTGAAAGAGCGAGTTGCTGCAAATGTAGTAACAAGCGAAAATTTAGCGGAGTTCACCGCCCGACGGATGGGTCTAGCGGAAGTTAAAGCGGAAGCTGTGGCTGATGAGCCTGTAAAGGCAGAGTCAGAGCCGGAAGCCGCCGAAGAGCCGAGTGGAGTCGAAGGGAAAGGGAACGAGGCAGCAGAGGAAGGCGAGCAGAAGGAACGCAAGCCTAATCAGAAGATCGAGCGACGGTTTTCAGAGATTACCAAGCAGCGCGAAGCCGCACGGGAAGAAGCCCGTAAGGAGCGCGAAGCGAGGGAAGCACTGGAATCTAGGCTAAAGGAACTGGAAAGCAAGGTTGCACCGAAGGCGGCGAAAGCCGAGCCGGATGACCTGGGGCCAGAACCGAAGCCCGAAGCGTTCAACGATATGTTCGAATACGCGAAAGCGTTGGCCGAATATACCGCTGACAAAAAGCTGATGGAACGGGACAAGGCAGAGTCCGACCGTAAGGCGCAGGAAGCGCGAGCCGAGTTTGAAAAGAACTGGGCAAAGCGTGTGGATAGCGTCAGGAAGGAGATGCCGGATTTCGACGAGATGATCCAGTCAAGTGAGGTGTCCGTTTCGGACCCTGTGCGTGATGCGATCATGGAAAGTGATGTAGGGCCAAAAATCCTGTATCACCTTGCCGAAAACCCCGAATTTGCCGCTGAACTGGGCAAAAAGTCAGTCATTTCGGCTCTACGAGAGATCGGACGATTAGAGGCGCGGTTTGAAAAGCAGGCTGAAAAGCCCGTTTCCGAACCCGAAAGCAAGCCAGCCGCTGTGAAATCGACAAGAGCACCAGCGCCTATAACGCCAATTCGAGGGGCTATCTCGACTGCGGAAAACAACGTGGATTCCGATGGGAATTTTCACGGAACGTTTGCTCAGTGGAAGGCCGCGAGAATGGCGAAAAAGATACGCTGATAGTTTTTAACCTTTTTTCTAGGAACCAAAATGGCTAATAATCTGTTGACCATCTCGAAGATCACCAACGAAGCGTTGATGGTCCTCGAAAACGAACTTACCTTCACCAACGAAGTTACCCGCGAATATGACGATCAGTTCGCTGTCACCGGTGCAAAGATCGGTAACACGCTGAACGTCCGTCGCCCCGGTCGCTTCATCGGCACCACCGGTCCTGCGCTGAACGTTGAAGATTTCAACGAAACCAGCGTCCCGGTGACGCTCTCAACCCAGTTCCATGTGGACACCCAGTTCACGACGCAGGACTTGGCTCTCTCGCTCGACGCCTTCAGTGATCGCATTCTGAAGCCTGCCGTTGCTGCAATCGCCAACAAGATCGATTTCGACGGTCTGACCATGGCGAAGAACAACACGGCGAACATCGTCGGCACCGCTGGCGTCCCGCCGACTGGCCTGATCACCTACCTGACCGCTGGTGCATACCTGGACGCCGAAGGCGCTCCGCGTGATGGCCGTCGTTCATGCGTGATTGAGCCGTTCACCAGCGCGACGATCGTGGACAGCCTCAAGGGTCTGTTCGTTCCTGCCGAGGTCATTGGCGCACAGTACCGCAAGGGTCTGATGGGCCGTGACTCCGCTGGCATGAACTGGTACATGGACCAGAACGTTGTCAACCAGACCTTCGGTTCGTACAGCGGCAAGACCCTGACGGTCGACACGACCTCCGCGTCGTTCGGCATTGCCACGGGTTGGGCGCAGACCTCGACTGTGACTCTGACGGCTTCTTCGAGCCTGACGGTCCAGCAGGGCGACGTTATCCAGATCGCAGGCGTTTATGCGGTTAACCCGCAGAACCGCAGCGCGTACGGTAGCGGCAAGCTGCGTAACTTCGTTGTTACGTCCACCACGACGGTTGGCACGGGCGGCACGAGCGTGACGGTTTCCCCGGCGATCATCACCGGCGGTCAGTTCCAGAACGTGACCGTGACCAGCACCAGCGCCACCGCTGCTGTGACTCCGTTCAACAACACTGGTACGGTTTCCCCGCAGAACATCATCATGCACCGCAATGCGTTCACGCTGGCGACTGCTGATCTTGAGATGCCGGACGGTGTGCACTTTGCTGGTCGCGCTTCTGACAAGGACCTGGGTCTGTCGATCCGTGTCGTTCGTCAGTACACGATCAACAACGACAGCATCCCGACCCGTCTGGATGTTCTGTACGGTTGGGCGCCGCTGTATCCTGAACTGGCCTGCCGCGTTGCAGCCTAATCACCACTAACTAGAGGAAATACAGCAATGTCTAACCCAGGACCGGCTTCAACCACCACCAACCACCCGTCGAATCTGGCGACCAATCAGGCTTTGCGCCTGCTGGCGTCGGCACAGGCCGTCAACCTCAACCAGGTTGGCGACACTGCCGCCACTGTGGTCAGTGATTCGGGCAACTACAGCGTTCAGTCCATCATCGTGGCGAACGCTTCGGTTAACCTGACCACTGCACAGCTGGCTGTGTACACGGGTCCGGGTGCTAGTGGCACGGGCATCAAGACTGCTGCGGCTCTCACGGGCAACAGCACTTCGGCAAAGGTCAACATCCTGACCCCGACCAGCACGGATGCTGTCAGCGGAACCCCGCTGTACATCCGTTGCACGACGGCGCAGGGCGCAGCCGCAACCGCAGATGTTTTCATCTACGGTTACGACCTGACCTTCCTGTCGTAAGACTGATGGTGTAGCAAAGGAAGCCACCCTCATTCGTGGGGGTGGCTTTTTTGCTTTGATGCTATAATTTTTTTATCACAGGAAAGGAACCATCATGGTCAATCTTTCAGCCATTAGAATCAGCGGTCCGACGTATATGCTGACGCTTTCCACCAGTGCATCAAGCGCACTGCTGGTCACGCCGACCACTAACGATCAGACCAACTATGTCACCCTGCTAAACACCGGCACTGATCCGTGCGCGATCACGATGGCACCGGATTCGGCCAATCTGGTCACGCCGTCGATTGCCACGACTGGCAACAGCGGATCGTTTGTTCTGCCTGGCGCGATGAACTTCCCGCTGGTGATTGCGGCTCCCAAAGGTCCGTTCTACATCAAGGGAATCAGCGGCGGTTCTAGCACTCTGTACATTACACCGACGCAAGCCGACTAAAACGAGGGAGCCATGTCGAACAGCACGGCTGTAACCTCGACAGTCAACATTGTGCCGGTACAGGGCTTGTTTAAGCCCGAGCCGACCTTTGATCTGATTACGTTCATTGGCCCTGCTGGAACCCCGTTTCTCCCGCCGACCAGCCCGTTTTTGGACGGGGTGACGATCACTAATAGCACGATTAATTCGACAACTATTGGCGCATCAAGCCCCTCGACGGGCAATTTCACCAATATCACGACCGTAACGGGCCAGATCACCACGACCCCGACCGGCGACACCGACATTGCTAACAAGGCATACGTCGATTCCGTCGCGCAGGGGTTGGATATTAAAGCCAGTTGCGTCTATACCACGACCGGCAATGTCACGCTATCGGGCTTGGGAACGCAGGTCGGTGGTGATTGGGCTGTTTCGCTGACTGCTGGTGATCGAATTCTGGTCAAGAACCAGACCTCAAGCCAGTACAACGGCATCTACGTCGCATCGGCCTCGACTTGGACACGATCTTCAGATATGTCGAGTTGGTCGCAGGTTCCGTCGGCATTCACGTTCATCGAAGATGGCACGACCCTTGCCGATACGGGTTGGGTCTGCACTGCGAATCAGGGCGGGACGATCAACGTCACCGCGATGCCTTGGACGCAGTTTTCTGGCGCTGGCAGCTATACGGCTGGCAATGGCTTACAGCTAATTGCCAACCAGTTTTCGGTGCTGGCGAACGGCACGACGATCAATGTGTCATCGTCGGGCATCAAGATTTCGGACACTTATCCGGGCCAAACATCGATTACGACGCTTGGAACGATCACATCCGGCACTTGGAACGGGGCCACGATTGGCGCGGCATACGGCGGAACGGGGCTGACCAGCTACACGGTTGGCGACCTGATCTATGCCTCTGGCACGACCACGTTGAGCAAATTGGCCGACGTTGCGACCGGCAATGCGCTGATTTCGGGTGGTGTAGGCGCGGCTCCGTCATGGGGCAAGATCGCACTTACGACCCATGTATCGGGCGTTTTGCCGATTGCCAACGGCGGCACAAATGGCAGCGCGACACCGACGGCGGGTGCTGTGGCTGTCGGGAACGGCACGGCCTATGCGTTCACCGCAGTCGGCACGGCGGGTCAGTATCTCCAATCCACGGGATCGGGAACGCCTGCCTGGACAACGATTGCTAACAGCGGCGTCGGATCGACGGGCTATTACGGCGCGTTTTACGATCTGGACGGCGATCAGACGGCAGCTAATACGACCACTGCATACGTCATTCGCGTCAATACGACGGGCGAAGCTAATGGCATTTCGCTTGTCACCAACGGCAGCTATTTGTCCCGCATTACCGTTGCGAATGCCGGAACTTATACGTTCATCCCGTCGATTCAGTTCGTCAATTCCGATACCCAGATTCATGACGTAGAGGTCTGGTTCAGAAAGAACGGCACGGACGTTTCAAACAGCAACAGTCAATTCAGCGTCCCGAACAAGCACGGCGGCATCAACGGAAACCTGATCGCCAACGTCCCGTTCACAATCACGCTGGCGGCTGGCGATTACATCGAATTGGTGTTTGCAGTCACCGATACGACTGTCTACATCCACACTTACCCAGGCGGAACGACCCCGACAACTCCGGGCATCCCTGGCGTTATCCTTTCCGTTACCAGTCAGCCGCAAATCGGCATTGGCTATTACGGTTTGACCTCGACCAGCACGGTCACGCCGGGAACGGGTACAAAGTCCTTCGTCACGAACCAGCCTTCGACTAGCGTTGCGTTCACGGTCGGGACCGAAGTCAGGATCGCGTATTCGACCACGCCGACCGAATTCATGCAGGGCGTGATTACGTCCTTTAGCGGTACAAACATGGACGTTTCGGTCGATGCCTTTAGCGGCTCGACCCCGCGTTCGTCATGGACGATCTCCGTAGCAGGCAGCAGCGGCGTTACGTCCTTCAGCGGCGGTAGCACGGGCCTGACCCCTAGTTCAGCCACCTACGGCGCTGTGACGCTGGCAGGCACCCTTGCGTCGGGATATGGCGGTACGGGCTTTGCCAGCTACACGACGGGCGACACGCTCTATGCGAACGGCTCCGGCCTGCTGGCAAAGTTGGGTATCGGGGCCAGCACGACGATTATGACCTCCAGCGGATCAGCCCCGCAGTGGTCTACGGCGTCGAGCGTATCGGTCGGGACCGCGACCAATCTGGCAGGCGGCGCGGCTGCATCCATACCCTATCAATCGGGGACAGGCACGACGGCGTTCCTGTCCTCCAGCGCAGGGGATTCGGGCAAGGTTCTCCAGAGCAACGGGACCAGCGCCCCGTCCTGGGTGACGCCGACCGCCTATGCGACGGTCACGGATGACACCACGACCGCCGCCGCCCGATACATCCTGTTTGCTAACCAGACCACGGGAAACCTCGCTACCGAGTACGTTTCCTCGACCAAACTTCAGTACAACCCATCGACCGGAACGCTGTCATCGACCGTATTCAGCGGATCGGGCGCGAGTCTGACCAACCTGCCTGCCGGTCAGCTATCCGGCACGATCCCGTCAACGGTCTTGGGTAACTCCAGCCTGTACATCGGCACGACCTCAATCGCGCTGAACAGGGGATCGGGCAGTCAGACCCTTACGGGAACCAGCATCGACGGGAATGCGGGTACGGCGACCACGGCTTCGAGCGCGACCAACGTGGCTATCACGGACGATACGACCACGAATGCGTCGATGTACATTTCATGGGTGACGAGCAACACGGGCAATTTGCCCAACTATGTATCGTCCACTAAACTCAAGTTCAACCCGTCCACCGGCGTTTTAACTGCTACCGGCGGCACGGGTGGGGGCAATTTCTGATGGAAGCGAACTGGAAAATCCTGTCAATCAAAGCCCCTGACGGGCAGCTAATCACCCAAGCGCGGTACTTTGTGCAGGCGACCGAAGGCGATCAAATTGTCGAGTCTGAAGGCAATTGGACGTTCCTAGAGCCGACTTTGACGGTCCCCTTTGCAGACGTAACCGAGCAGATGATCGTCGATTGGATCAAGGCACAGACAATGCGGGACGGGGCCAATATGGTCGAAAGCCGTTTGGCCGAGCAGATCGCAGCTTTGAAAGCGGATCGGGAAACCCCGCTGCCCTGGTTGCCCCAGGTATTCACGCCGGAAATCTAAAACATGGCGCAAACTGGCTATACACCCATCCTGATTTACGGCAGCAGCACTGCCGGAAACACCCCGTCTGCGAGTAACCTGACCAACAGCACGTTGGGGTCAGAACTGGCGATCAACGTCGCTGACGGCAAGCTGTTCTACAAGGACAGCAGCGGAAGCGTACAAGTCATCGGGGTTAAGCAGGGTGCTCCCGTAACGGTTACGGCTGATTACACGGTTGATGCTGGCGTTTCGTGGCTAATTAACAACAAGTCAGGGTCTACGATGACCGTGACGCTGCCCACGGCCAGCACGAATACGGGTCGATATATCACAATTCAAAACTATCAGGCACAAAATGTTGTGTCAGCATCTTCAAACGTGGTTCCGCAGGGCGGCGGCTCTGCTGGAACAGCTATTCTTACGAACATTTCTGGAAATTGGGCAACGCTGGTTTCGGACGGTACAAATTGGGTCATCATGTCTGCGGCTGCGTTCAATAATCTGTTGTTGGAGTCATAAAATGCCAGTGGTCACACTTTCAATCTTTGGCGGCGTTGGAGCGCAGTTTTTCAGCAATGACGGCGTACCGCTGGCTGGAGGTTTGATCTATAGCTACCTTGCCGGAACCACGACTCCAGCCACGACTTACACAACGTCAAGTGGGACGATTGCCCACTCAAACCCGATTGTCCTGGATGCGGGAGGTCGAGTTCCGAGCAGCGGCGAAATTTGGCTGGACTACTCCAACAAATATAAGTTTGTTCTCAAAAACTCTAGCGGCGTTCTGATTGCGACCTATGACAACGTGGGCGGCAGCTTTAACGCCTCACCAATCCTCGCTAACTTTACAGGAACAGGCTCTCAAACAGTATTTAACCTGGCATCGTCACCGACTAGCGAAGATACGACCAATATCTACATCAACGGCGTGTACCAGCAAAAGAACACATATTCGGTGGCTGCAAACGTCATTACGTTCTCTGAAGCCCCGCCATACACTGCCACCATTGAAGTCAACTACGTCTAAAGAAATTACACATGGCTAACGCAAAAATTTCAAGCTTACCGGATGCTACAACCCCGTTAGCGGGTACAGAAGTTTTGCCGATTGTACAATCCAGTACCACTAAAAAAGTTTCTGTAGATAATTTGACTACTGGTAAAGATGTATCAGTAAAAACAACGAATGCTACTGGCTATTCAAATATTTCATATGTCGGCGGTAATGGCGTGTCTGTTACTTCCGCTAACTCTGGCGTAGTAGAACAAAACACCAGTTCTTTTTCGTATCCGGGAACAGGTACTGTTAACACATTGTATGGAAATTTGTCGGCTCCCCAAGGCGATCACACTGCATCTTCGGGAACTTCTGCACTTAACATTTATGGATATGGTTCATTTCCCTCTCTAATATCATCGGCTTCAACATCTGCATTTTCTCTTATCGGTTTTAACAGTACTGTTCAAAGAACTTATGCAGCAGATTCATGTTCATCGACTAGCACCAACTTACGCGGAATTTCTCTCGCATACGGCCATGCCGCAACAATTCCAAGTACTGCAAATACCAATAATGTTTTAGGAATTGCACTCACTGGTGCTATTTCATCTGGAAATGTCGGCAATAGATTTTCGGGATTTGAAGCTACTCAATCGGCAAACCCCACTACTGGCACAGTGTCAATAGGTACATTGGCGGGTCTTTACTTAAATACTAACTCTATTGGTACTGGCGCAGGATCAACAACGGTTACAAATTACTACGGCATTCGACATACCGGGTTTACAAACGGTGCAAATGGAACGGTAACAAATGCTTATGAGTTGAATTTAGGCGGGATAACTAATTCCGGCTCAATTACAAATAAATATGCAATTTATCAAGCAGATAGTAGTTCAACAAATTATTTGGCAAGTAAACTGCTAATAGGAACAACTACTGCTGGCGCGTCTAAACTTGTAGTAAACGACGATAGTATTCAAGTTAATACAGCAAAAACTCCAGCAAGTGCAAGTGCAACAGGAACGGCAGGACAAATTGCTTGGGACTCAAGCTACATATATGTGTGCGTTGCAACAAACACTTGGAAGCGTGTTGCTATAGCAACGTGGTAAACATCGTTTACTAAAATAACAATGTAGGGATTAAAAAATGTCGCTGACTAAAGTCTCGTATTCCATGATTACCGGCGCGCCGGTGAATGTGCTAGATTTTGGAGCAATTCCAAATGTAGATAGCACAGAAGCAAGATCGGCAAATGATGCTGCATTTGCTGCTGCGATTGCTTCGTTTGCTTCGTCAGCAGATTCTATAAACGGCGCAAACTATTACGGCCTGGGAGGCCGAATTATTGTGCCGTTTGTGGGCAACGGCGGCGGTAACTTTTACATGGGTAACACGATCAACATTGATCGTGCCGTCACGTTGGATTTTGAGTCACCCGTTGCAGGCAATTCTGTCGGTGCAAGCCGTTTGGTGTTCCCGCAAAACACAACCGGCATAATTATTTGGGATAAAGTCGGAAGCCCAAGTGGATTTTCCGCGGCAGGCGCTCAAATTATTAACGCATCGTTGCTTGGCCCCGGACACGCGACAGGATCAACAGGATACGGAATTGAGGTGCGCGCGCGTTCTCGACTGATTTCTTGTTCGGTTGATGGTTTTAGGTCAGACGGGGTTCATATTAATGGTGAGGCCGGCGTAGTCGGAAACTGTAACCTGTTTTATATTGACGGCGGCCGTTTCATGTCAAACGGTGGCAACGGATTGTTTGTCGATGGGCCTGACGCAAATGCTGGCGTAATTATTGGTTTGGATTGCAGTAGCAATGATGGGTGGGGAATTTATGACTCATCATTTTTGGGAAACACTTATGTTCAAGCCCATACAGCAGCAAACGGAACTGGAAGTTATAAAGCCGAAGGGCTTGTAAACGCTAGTTTGTTTCTTGGCTGTTATTCAGAAAGTGGGCAAAATCCGTTTGAGTTCCAGCAGGGAACCACCATTGTTGGTGGTTTGCTTGCCGCCGAACTTGCTCCTGATCCTGTTTACCCCGGCAGTGCTTTTGTTGGTGGATTTTTGCATTCAGCAAATGGACAGTCCGACAAGCCAGCCATTACTTGCGCTTCTGACTACACAACTGGTTTTTACCTACAGAACACGGGTCTGTTTAGATTTTCACAACTTGGAAACTTTAGGGCGCAATTTGGCGATTACCTAAAATGGTCTAGCAGCGGAACATTTTATGGTTTGACTAGTCCTATGCACGAATTAGTGCAAAGCGCCGCTAGTCAACCAACTTCAATTGATTATGCTACCAGCACTTCCTATACTGGTTATGGCAAATGGTCAAAAACAGAAACGGCGGCAGGGACAGGGTTTAACCTGTTTACCGGTGGAAACGCTAGTGCAACTTGTTTCCAAGTATTAGGTAATGGAAACGTTCAAAATACCAATAACAGTTATGGCGCAATTTCCGATATCAAATTTAAGCAAGACATTGTGGATGCGACAAGTCAATGGAATGACATTAAAGCGGTTCGACTTCGCAAATATCGTCTAAAAAATGACACTTCCGGCGCGGTGCAATTAGGTGTTATCGCTCAAGAAATTGAACAAGTGTCGCCCGGATTGATTGAGGAAACGCCGGATCGTTATGAAAATGGAGAGATCGGCGTAGAAAAATCCAAGTCAGTCAAGTATTCGATTTTGTTGCTGAAAGCATTGGGCGCTTTGCAGGAAGCGATGACAAGAATCGAAAAACTTGAAAAACAAATCGAAGGTTCAAAATGACCACGCCACTAGATATCATCACCCGCGCCATGAAGGACATTGGCGCGTTGGCGGCTGGCGAAGTCCCGACGGCAGACGAAGCCCAGGACGGCTTCGACATGATGAACGATATGCTCGACCAGTGGTCGAACGAAAACATGATGGTCTTTTACAAGACCGAGATCATTTTTCCTGTCGTTCAGAATCAGATTCAGTACACCATCGGGCCGGGAGGTCAGGTCGGGTCTACGTTCACCGGCTCCATTTCTGGAACCACGCTGACGGTTGTGGCTAACAGCGTGACCAAGGGGGCCATCACTATCGGCCAAACTCTGTCCGGCACGGGTATCACGGCGGGAACCACGATTGTCGGGTTCAATACGGGCGCGGGTGGCAACGTCAACGAGGGCGGGACGTACACCGTCAGCAAGTCCCAGACGGTCGCCAGCACTACGATCAGCGGCTACTACCAGCGTCCTCTGACCATCGAATCGGCATTCGTTCGGGTTACTACGACCTCGAACGGCGTTCCGATCTACGGCGGCGGTCTGGACTATCCGGTTGCCGTTTTCGCGCTTGAGCAGTACGAAATGATCGGTCTGAAGTCGTTGAACGGACCCTGGCCGAAGGCGGTCTATTACCAGCCGTCAGAACAGCTAGGCACGATCTACGTCTGGCCGAATCCTGCACAGGGCGAAATGCACCTGTTTGCCTATACGCAGTTCCAGAACTTCAGCAACCTGACGGACACGCTTCAGTTTCCTCCGGGTTATGTGAACGCGATCCGTTTCAATCTGGCCGAACGGCTGATGCCCATGTACGGCAAGAGCAACCAGCTATTGATGGCAAAAATCGAAGCACTGGCCGCGCAGGGCAAGTCCACGATCAAGCGCACCAATATGCGCCCACCGCAGGTTAGCCGGTATCCCGATCAGTTGCTTTGGGGCAAGAGTAAGGATGCGGCTTTTATAATGGATGGCGGATTCTGCTGAAGGATTTAGATGATATAATGGCAACCATGTTAACGGAGGTTGTCATGTCACAAGATGATGTTGAAAATTCACGCAAAATAATGACGGAGGAGCAGCGGCTCAAACGAAATTCTTATATGCGCGATTGGCTCCGCAAAAAACGGGGAACTAAAAATGGCGCAAATCCTGGTAGGCCTGCGAATACGCCGGATGTGCTATGGAGTAAAGTTGATGTTAAGGGACCGGATGAATGTTGGCCGTGGATTGGTTTTGTAAGCACAAGCGGTTACGGCAGAACATGGATCAATGACAAAGGGTACTATGCTCATCGAGTCATTTATTCGATTGTTTATCCGGGAACAATTGAATTGACTGCTCCAAAATCCAGTGACATTTCTGGGTTTTTGTTGCACAAATGCGATAATCGTGTTTGCTGCAATCCGAATCATCTATTTGTCGGAAATCACACCGACAATATGCGTGATAGATCAAAAAAAGGTCGCGCACCAGATTATTCGGGAGGCAAAGGACCAAGGTGTAAACTGACAATGGAACAAGCCAAGCAGATTAGACAAAAAAGGGCTGAAGGAATACCTGCAAAAGTATTGTCCAAAGAATACAAAATTAGCCTTTCATCTATGAAATCATTACTCGCCAACAAATCGTATATGGAGCCATCTACAAATGCCTGACTTCGGCTTTGTCGGCGGGTCATACGAGGCACCGAGCATCTATCAGGATGCCCAGGAGTGCATCAACTTCTATCCCGAAATTGATCCGACGAAGGCTCCGGGCGAAAGGGGCGTTATTGCGCTTTATCCGACGCCTGGGCTGGTTGAGAAGCTGTCCCTATACGAAGCCCCTGTCCGTGGGATGAGGGCGCTATCGGGCAGTCAGTGGCTTTTGGTGGTGGTCGGCAATCGTGTGTACAGTGTCACGACAGCGTTCGTAGCCACGCAGATCGGTACGATCTCGACCAACACGGGGTCTGTCAACATCACGGATACCGTCACCACGAACAACGGTCTGACCGCCTATATTGTAGACGGTTCTAACCGATATGCTTGGGTGGCTTCGACCAATGTTTTTTCTATGGTGTCCGACGGACTGTGGCCTGGTGCTACGTCTTGCGACACTGTGGATAACTATGTCGTTTACAATGAGCCGAATACCCAGAACTGGGCGGCTACCGATCTGGGGCTGGTGGTTACTACGACCGGCAACTACGGCACGAAGGACGGATCGCCGGACACCCTGATCGGCCTAATCGTCGATCACCGTCAGGTTTACCTTTTGGGCGAGGTTACGACCGAAGTCTGGGTGGACGTTGGGAACACCATCCAAGGCATCACGACCTTCCCGTTCCAACGGGTTTCTGGCACGACCATGCAGCACGGCTGCGCGGCGCTCTATTCGATTGCTCGTTTTGGCGAATCGTTCATGTTCGTGAGCCGGGACACTCGCGGTAAGTCCATTATCGGTCAGGTCAACGGCTACCAGTTTGAGCGTAAGTCCACCCATGCTGTTGAAAACAGCCTGATCGGGGTGGATGTTTCCAATGCGGTCGCCTATACCTACCAGATCGAAGGCCACGAATTCTACGTTGTGACCTTCCCGAACGCCGACCTGACATGGGTCTATGACCTTGCGTCGGGCTATTGGCACAAGTGGCTGTCTTGGGACAGCGTGAACGGATTTTACCGGCATCGGTCTAACTGCGCCGCAGCATTCGCTGGCTATAACCTAGTTGGCGATTATGAAAACGGCAAAATCTATGCCCTAGACAACACCGTTTACACCGACAACGGGAACACGATCCGCAGGCTCCGTCGGGCGGTTCACCTGACCTCCGACCTCCAGCGGCAGTTTTTCGAGGAGTTCCAGATACAGTTCCAGCCTGGCGTCGGCTTGCAAAACGGTCAGGGGGACGATCCCCAAGTCATGCTCCGCTGGTCCAATGACGGCGGGTCTACCTGGTCAAACGAGCATTGGGTCAGCATCGGCAAGATTGGCCGGTATCAGAATCGCGCCATGTGGCGGCGGTTGGGCTGGTCGAGGGACCGTATCTTTGAAGTCGCCGTGAGCGATCCAATTAACGCCGTGATCGTATCGGCCAACCTCAAGGCGAGCGTCGGGGATAATTGATGGTCGCGCCGCTGCCCACCTCGAGCCAAGCGACAAATATCCGGTTTCCGCAGTCGCAGTTCCTCGATCCCAAGACGGGGCGACCGGCGCGTGAGTGGGTAATCTGGCTACAAAACCCGAATCTAGTGTCGCAAAACGTCAATTTCATTATTATCACGGATGGCACAATTGCCAATGTGACGATTGATGGGGCGACTATTAATTCATCGACAATCGGGCTGACCACGCCAGCGGCAGGAAAGTTTACCGATTTGACGGCTCTAAACGGCATCGGTGGGGGTACGTTTTGAACATTGTCGAGTCCATACCGCACGTTCCCAGTAGGGAGCAGATCGACCGGCTACAGGGCGAAATGGTCAAAATGCCGCAGGTCGAATTGGGGACCGAGCATTTTTTCGTGCCTGGGATGTATTGCCGACGGGTATTCCGGCCAGCCGGAACCCTGATCGTGGGCAAGGTCCACAAGCACCCGCATTTCTTTTTATGCACCAAAGGCGAGATAATCGCTTGGACAGAAAAGGGAATGAAGAAACTACAGGCCGGTGACGTTGTGGAATGTCAGCCAGGGACCAAGCGCGTCACTTTGGCGCTACAGGACTCAATCGGCGTGACTATCCACAAGACGGAACAAACCGACCTTGACGATCTAGAGGACGAATTGGTCGAGCCGGATGACACCGCGATGTTTGATTCGGGCAATCGCTTGAAGCAAATTGTCGAGGAAATGAAAGCATTGGAGAATTGAGATGACATTTGTCGCAGCAGCAATTGGTGCCGGACTAGGTGCAACATTAGTGGGAGGCACGACAGCCGCCCTAGTCGGCGCTGGAATTGGAGCCGGTATAGGCGGCGCATATAATCAGGCACAAGCTGCCAAGTCTGCTGCCAGAGGACAAGTACAAGCAGCAGGTCAAGCCACTGATTTGCAGCGAGACATTTTCAACACGATCAATACCCAATATGGGCCATATCGTGGAGCCGGATATAGCGCCTTAAATACATTACAAGGAATGTTGCCTGGTCAATACACCCAATACGATGCTCAAGGCAATCCAATTGGAACGGCAACTGGAACAGGTGATCTGACTAGACCATTTACGGCTGCGGATTTAACAACCAATCTTGCGCCTAATTATGAATTTATGCTGAAACAAGGTTTGGGCGCTGCACGGCAGGGCGCTAACGTTGGCGGCGGCGGTTCTAATGTGCTGAAGTCCGGCATTACATTTGCCGAGGACTATGCCAAAAACGCTTACCAGCAGGCATTTGAGAATTATCAAAACCAGCAGACCAACATTTACAACCGTTTGGCTGGAATTGCAGGCATGGGACAGCAAGCCACGGGTGCAACAAGTGCAGCGGGTCAAAATTTTGCGACCACTGCCGGTCAATTACTAACAGGCGCAGCTACAGCGGCGGGTGCCGGTCAGGTTGGCGCTGCAAACGCATATGCAAATGCGGCAAACAACCTTACGCCGTGGGCAATGTACGCGGCAATCAAAGGCAAATAAGAGACAGAAATCATGCCAGAATTTTTTAGTTCATTTCCGTCGCTTGATGTGAAACCTGCCCAACAAGGTATGACCATTTCCGAAATGGTTAATCTTGGACGACTTTCTGCCGAAGCAAAAAAGTCACAAATTTCAGCACAACAAACGGAAATTGCAAATAATGAACAAGCGCGAGTTGCCGCTGCATTGCAAGAAAATCCGGCATTGTTTCAAGACGATAACGGATTGCTTGATATTGACAAAGTAAACAAAATTATTCCGCAATTAGCGCCCAGAACGGGCGCTCAAATGATTGATACTTATACACAGCTGCATAAATCGCAATCTGATGCCATATCTGCAAAATTGGATATGACGCAAAAAGAACGAGCAATTGTTGGCAATACGTTGTCGATAATTGCAAACAGCGGTGAACAAGACCCTGCCAAATACATTGAGGCTCTTGATAACCTTAAAGATCAATTTGGTCCTGGTGCTGCATCACGATACATTGAAGCAGCAAAAGTTCCGTGGTCAAAAATGACTGCTGGACCGCAAGTTCAAAAGGCCGCGATTGTTGGCGGTCAATCATTGTTGAGTTCAAGCGAACAAACGCAGTTGTTTGGGCCTAAAGCTGGCACTCTCAACCTTGGGCAAGATATTGTCCAAACAACCACGCGAACTCCGGCAGGCGGCGGTGCGCCAACGATGCAAATTGGACCAACAATTGCTAAAGCACAGATTCCACCGGGAAGCAAGATTCAATCAGCAGGCACAGACGCCAGCGGCAACCCAATGTATGCGGCATTTGATGCCTATGGAAACTACCTTGGCAACTTTTCCGCAACAGACATGGGCGCTGCACCTTCTTCAGGAGGGGGTATGGGTGCCGCATCTGTTGCGCCTACTGCTCCTGTTGCGCCGTCAGCAACAGGAGGTGTTGGCGCTGGTATGCAACAGCCTACGGTTCGACAGCCAGGTGGCCGTCAAATCACTTTTATGCCACCCGGAGAAACTGCTGCAACATTGAAAGCTGCGCAAGATTTGCGCTTGAGTGCCAAAGATACAGCGGCACAAGTTCCTAATCAGTTATACAACAACAATAAAATTATTGAACTTGCAGACAAAACCATTACCGGCAAAAACGCAGATTTTGCTAGTTCATTGACTGGTGGATATGCTGGTTTGCAGTGGACAAGTGACAATGCAAGCAATTATCAACAGTTGGGACACTATATGTCGCAACAACAGTCATTGTTGGCTAATTCAGCAGGGCTTGGCGGTACGGATGCTGCGCGACAAATCGCTGGCGACATTGCTGGAACGACAAAGTGGACACCAGATGCAATTAAAGCCACCGCCAGAACAAACAGATCATTAGCCACGGCAGCAGATTTGCTAAATCGCGGAATTGACAATGCATTCAATCGTACAAACGATCCATTTTCTGCGCCACGATTCCAACAGCAATGGACGCGAATGCTTGGCAGTGATGGCATGGATGCCATTAGATTGTATGATGCCATTCGTAACAGCAAAGACGATCCAGCCGGTGTGTCCGAAGTAATTAAATCTTTTGGCGGTCAAAAGACTGCCGATGGACAAGACACTCCTCGATATGCAAGAGCCAAGGCCAAAATTGAACTGATGAAGAAACTTATCGGTGGTCAATAATGGATGACGTATTGGACATTGGTGACATTGATAGTGCCGTGGCAGATGCGCTTGGCACAAAAGCACCGCCATCGTCCACGAAAAACAGATTAGGTGTCATCACGATTACGGGAAGCAAAAACGAACCCGTTGAACCCGCATATAAAGAATTTGAAGATTTGACTGCCGAGGATATTGATTCGGCTGTTAAAAACGCAATTGCTGCTACGCCGCCAAAAACAACCGTATCGGGTACGGTTGAAAAGTATTTACGCCAGTTTGGACAGCAGGCTGCTGCGACCGCCGACGTTATGTATGGCGTTGTGCCTAGTGTTGTAGGTCTTGGGGCTTATACGTTGGCAAGGCCATTTACATCACCGGAACAAGCGGCCAAAGTTCAAGAAACAGTGCAATCTGAATTGGACCGCCCATTTGGTAAAGCATTTGGCGTGACGGAAACCGCCGGGTATAAAGGCGAACCGATCAGCAATGTAATGCAGTATGTCGGTCAAAATTTGGATAAAGGGGCCAATTGGATTTCCAAACAAACGGGAATGCCGGTATCCGATGTTCAAGCGTTGATGAACGAAGTTTTGGCCGCTTCTCCAGGACTTAAAAACACAAAAACATATCAAGCTATTAAATCTGGAGTACAAGCTGCTGGTCAAAATGTTGGCGAAGCCGTAGGTCAGGCAACAGGCATTGTCAGGGGCCAGCCAACCCCTGCGCCTCGAATTGAACCTACCATTGGTGGCGTCCGTCCAGGCGCAGCACCGACCACATTTGGCGCACAGACCGCAGGTGCGGCACAGCCAACCGTGCGCGATTTCAAGTCGGAAATCACCGGCATTGAAGGGGCGCGTGGGCAATATCCGCAGGTCAAATTGTCCAAAACTCCTTCGGATGTTCCAGAACTTGAGCAGCAAACTAGGGCGCAAATTCTTAATGATGTAATGACAAATTCTGGTCGAAAGCCGGGAGGTCAGCTGCGAACTGGCGCGTTGACTGGAAACGAAAATACGCTGCGTAACGAACACGCAATGGCGCGTCTTGCTGGCGAAAAACAGACGCCAGAAAGCGAAGTGTTGCGTGAGCAGTTTGCTAACGAACAAACGGCTCTATCTGATTACGCCGAACAACGGGTAAAAAATACCGGCGCAAGCGATTTGCTGCTATCTGATGCAGAGCGTGGTGAGCGCATCAATTCAGCGTTTACCGGCAAAGAAGGGTTGACCGGCGTTCTTGATAAAGCAAAAAGCACGCTTTATGACAATGTGCGGAACACTGTTGGAAACAATCCGATTGGTTCAACCAATATTGATTCGTTGTTGCAAAACAAACAATTCCGCGCAGGGTTGGGCCTAAAAGGAAACGAAGGCGTTGCCCGTTCTGCCGAAGAACTTATCAAACTGGCAAAAACCGAAGGGTTTACAGATGAATTGGGCAACACTTATGCGCCGAATACTGTTAACGGATGGATTGCTGTTCAAAAATCGCTTAATCGCGAATGGTCGCCAAGCAATGCAGGCGTTATCAGGCAGTTGAATCAGGCGATTGAACGTGACATTGGCGCTGCTGGCGGATTGCAGACGCTCAAACAGGCAGACAGCTTGCATCAAGCCGAACAGCAGTTGTTTGGATCAAAGGGCATCAAAGAACTGTTTGGCGAAATTGATCCTAATGGCGTCGAAAAAGGAACGCCGTTTGACAAGATTCTGCCAAAACTCAATACCATGCCAATCAACCAGTGGCGGCACGTTTACGGCACTGCTGAACGTATTGCTAGCGGTAAGCTGGTCGGACCGATTGACCCAAAAACTGGAATGCCGAAATGGACGGTTGATGTTCCAGAAGATTTGCGTGCTGCGGCGCAGTCTGCATTGCAGGAAATGCGCGGCGGGTTGGCGCGTGAGATTTATCAGGCTGGCGCTGGCAAAGCCGGTGAATGGAATGCCAATTCTGTCAATAAAGTATTGAACGCAAGGGGCGATAAAATTCGCGAGGCGTTTTCACCAGAAGAACAGCAGGCATTCCATAATTTGAACATTGCCGGTCACATGATGCCTGGAGTTCACGCTTATGAGGGCGCGGCTCAACAAGCGGCGCGTCTTGGTGGACTTAAAGCACGAATACCAGAAGCAGCGGCAGGATTGGGCGCAACTATTGGTGGCGGGTTGGCAGGAATGCCGGGGGCTGGACTTGGCTCATTAGTTGGCGGTAAAGCCGGCACAAAGATTTCAGAAACGCTGACACGCAAAGCACTTGAAAACGCCGCAAACAAACGCCGTCAAGAAATGCAATTAAATGCTCAAAAAGGCACGAATCCTATCAGCGGTATTGTGCCGCCCAACCCTTGAGATGGAAGAAATGGCAGAAATTGATCCAGTTCGATACGGCGTCCTGTGGCAGAAGGTGCAGGACTACGAACGGCGTTTTGATGAAATGGGCCGCAAGATTGACCGTATGGAGGAACAGCTAGACAAGCTGGTGTCTATGGCTGACCGATCCAAAGGCGGGTTGTGGGTCGGTATGTCAATCGTTTCGGTATTCAGCACGATTGTCGGTTACATCATTCATGTTGTTTTAGGAGTGAAGTAATGAAATTCGATATTATTTTCGGTCTGGTGCGTCACGTTCTGACGCTGGTAGGCGGTTATTACGTTTCCAAAGGTCAGATCGACCAGAGCAGCGTTGATACCGTGATCGGTGCGATTTCTGGGCTGGCTGGCGTTGCCTGGTCGGTCAAGCACAAGATTGGCTAATGAACCTGTCGCCGCATTTCACGCTTGATGAAATGACGGTGACGGATCACCGAGAGTTTGACAACACGCCGAACGATTCACAGATCGCCAATCTGCGACGTTTGGCGTTGTTTTTGGAACAGGTCAAAGTCGTTCTGTTGGGCCGTCCCATCATGGTCAACAGCGCATTCCGGTCTAAAGCCGTAAATGACGCCGTAGGCAGCAAGGACACCAGCCAACATCGATTGGGGTGCGCTGCTGACATTCGGGTGCCTGGCATGACCCCTGACCAGGTAATCAGGGCGATCATGGGATCGGGCCTGCGATACGACCAGATCATTCGTGAATTCGACAGGTGGACGCATATTTCTGTCCCGAACATCGACGGCGACAAGCCCCGTTATCAGGCGCTCATCATCGACAAAACAGGGACAAGACCTTTCGTATAAAACCAGCCGCCCACGCAGGCGGCTGATTAGGGCAGAGGCGACCTTGATAACAGTCGCCCGTGCAGCATTTTATATTTTTACACGCGACCAATTGAAGTTCTCTCGCATCACTTCATCGTAGCTAAAGCGACGGCCAAAACAATCGCGTAGATAAACACGATCAGTGGACCACCCCTGTATCTCATCGTTGTATAGGTACACTTTTGACGGGACGCTGATAGATTCACTTATAAACAATTGTCCCTTCGGTGTCACGCGCCATTTACCGCTACCCCGCAAGTTTGGGGCCGTATTGATGGCCGATTCAATCAAACCCCAATGCTTCATCAGGCTATAGTTTTTTGCCCGGAGAATCCATTTTGGGGCTAGTTTTTGAACATTGACCCACCCGTCATCCTTTGGGGCGCGGTTAATCCAAAGCAGGACCAAGGCACGGGCCTCCGTCATGCCTTGGGGGGCGATCTTGCCCCACCTTCCGCAGCACGGACAGTACCCACCATCGTTCGCAATGGTCAAATCCCACTCGACCTTTATCTTTTCTAGATGCGCTTCAGCGCCACGGAAGAATCCCATAAATCCTCCTTAAAACGGCAGATCATCGTCAAGAACGTCGCTGATCGACTCACGGCGAGGCGCTACGTTGCCGTTAACCTGTTCGTCGCGTGGCTTGGGATCGTTGATGTAAGCCCACCCGTCCCAACCACCCTCGCGCAGCGGGATGTTGTCCAGCTTCAGCATGGGGCCGTTTTTGGTGTCGATGATCGACCCGACCTTTTGGTAACGCTTCTTTTCAACACCCTGCGCGTTTTTGTAAAAACCCGTTACGGCGACCACTTCTTTCAGAATCTTGCTCATTCACTTACTCCAATTAGGTTCTTCAGCTTCTCAACTTTGTCGGCCAGTTCTGTCAGAAACTTGGCAACTTCCACTTCCATCTCACCGATCAACACGTTATCGCGTTCAATCCGTTTGACCCACAATTGCGCTCCGGCAGGCATCCGAGAGTCGAACGACACGAAGTCGCAGTATTCCCTGCCGGTACAAGCCATTTGCCACTGCATTTGCGCCAGGTACTTCGATGGGACTGATCCGTTAATCAGGGTTTCGATATGGGTGGCCGTATTCGGACATTTGATCTCGACCAACCCCGTAGCGCCCACTAGACCGTCCGGCGAGGCTCCAGCGTCGGGGATGGATGGGTGGGCAATGAACCCCACCTCATCCACCATCACGCCGGTATGGGCCTCATATGCCGCCCGAGCGAACGGTTCCTGTTCCGTACCCCACTGCATGGCCGCATTGGTGAACGATTCGGCCTGTTTGCCGGTGATGCGCTCAACAATTAGCTGCGCCATGTAGTTGTCCCGGCTGGTGCTATAGCCCGATTTGGTACGGGCCACAACATCCGACACGCGACTGGCCGTGACCTTACCTAGACGGGCGGCGAACCATTCGTCAGTGCGTTGCTCATCCATTTGCCTTGTCCTTCTTGGCACGTTCAATGCGCGACTTCTTGGCGGCGATTACTCTGGCCTGGGCAGTCTGATCCTGACCGCAGGCAGCGATTGCTTTCTGGTAAATGCTCGCCAGTTCGTCGCTGGTCGCTGACGCTTCGATGGCCGACACCCAGTCCGTCACATCGACTGCCGGGGCTTTTCGGCTGGCAGCGTTGCCATCGTCATCTTCCGGCGCGATCCCGCAAGCAGCCATGAGGCTGTAGCGTCGGGCATAGGTCAGGGCCGATCCGTAGCCCTGCGCGTCTTGCTTTGTGGCCGGAACGTGCAGCCGACCGCTGCTGATCGTCGCGCCCGATTCGTGCAGGAACACAGTCTCAACAATGACGCCGTTATCGCATTCGTGGCACTGCTGCGTCAGGGCGATGCCGTTGGCGTTGAGCGCATCGATGACCGCCTCAATGACCGCAGACAGGTCAGCGTATCGGCTGCGGAAATGCGGATTGGTCGAGGTCTTGAGGGCTGGTCCAAACGCTTTTTGGGCTTTGACCAGTGCCGTTGCGATTTTGCTGAAATCATTTTCCATTGCGATTCTCCGAAGGAGGGGTCCAACCAGCTTTGCGCCATGTCACCGAAATGTCGGTGCGGCAGGCCGGGACGTATACAAAATCAGCACGGTTCATAGGAGCATCCAAAGGCAAAGGATTCCGTAGAGGATCGGAAACGTGATGATCGTCGTTAATACTATTTGCCAGTTTTTCATTCGTTTTCTTCCAGTTGTCTACGCCGTTCAAGATCAAGCTGCCATTCCCACTGATCGTTTTCATCGTTATCGTCCTCCACTGGTTCGATCCCTCTCTTGAATCAGACAATCACGAAACCCGTAGGCGTAGGCCAGAACCAAAATATCTTCCAGTTCGTGCGCAAGATTGTTATCGGCGTGATATTTGATTGTGTCTTTGATAAAGCGACGCATATCTTTTGCATCGGATTTGAATGTTTCATCGAATGCTGACATTGCAGGCTCCTAAAAAGACCCCGTAGGGCATTTGCTGTTGACGGGTGCCAGATTAAGCCCCCTTTGCACCCATGTCAAGCCCTCTTTGCAACTTTTTTTACCACTAGACAAACTTGTCAAATCTGGCTTACCTTTGGAGGATGGACACCAAAACAGCGATTGAACGGGCCGGTTCCATTGCGGAACTGTCGAAAATGCTTGGGATCAGCCGTCAGGCTGTGTACCAATGGGGCGAGAAAGTCCCTGATAGTCGAGTGTGGCAGTTGAAGGTTCTCAAGCCCGACTGGTTCGTATAGAATCAGTTGCCGGAACCAGGCTAGGTCGGACTAATTACCCGACCGAACGGCAAACCCCACTCAGCCCCGCCTGGATTCCACCTAATTTGAGTGGGGTAGAAGGGGCATATGCACTATTACCAGTTCCATGTTTCGGACTATCTGCACGACACGGCGCATCTGACGCCTGACGAAGATATCGTTTACCGCCGATTGCTCGATCTGTACTACACCAGCGAGCGACCTATCCCAAACGAAACCCAAGCGGTTGCCAGACGGATTCGGATGCCTAAACAGGCCGAAATCGTGGCTGCAATCCTGCAAGAATTTTTTATGCTGCAAAGCAGCGATAATTCATGGCATCACAAGCGATGCGACGAACTGATTGCATCGTATCAGGCAAAAGCCCAAGCAAATCAAAGGAATGGCGCTAAAGGCGGCAGGCCCAAACGGAACCCACCGGAAACCCAGTCGGTTAGCGAGTCGGAACCCAGTCGTAACCTTAACCAAGAACCAATAACCAATAACCATAAACCAGTATTAAGAACCAAGAAGGCGACTGTCGTCGCCGCGCCTGACGGCGTGTCGTTGTCGGTTTGGGAGGGATTTCTGGCAATCCGCAAGGCCAGACGGTCGCCACTGACCGAGGCCGCGCTCGAGGGCATCCGCAGGCAGGCAGACCTCGCAGGCTGGTCGCTCGAGAAAGCACTGGCCGAATGTAATGCCCGTGGCTGGCAATCCTTCAAGGCGGAATGGGTAGCACAAGGGTCAGGGCAGAAAGCCGCCCAGACAGCGGCTAATGCGGTTTTATCGGGCCTAACGAGGGGCTTCTTGGGGGTGGATCGTGAATGATTGGCGAGCCGAGGACTTTTGCACCGCCGAACAGGGGTTGGATTATGCGTTTGCCAACATGGGGGCGATCTACGGACAGACCTTTACCCGCAACTTTACCGGGATCGACCCGAAGGTTGTTCGAGCAGCCTGGCTGAACCAGTGCGGCCATCTGCTGACCTACCGTCCGGCGCTTGACCACGCATTGCGGCACATGAGCGCAGAATACCCGCCATCGGCTATCAAGTTCCGTTACCTGCTGGCCGCGACCGTGATTCCCGAGCGCCCGAAACCGCAGCTTGAGGTACTCAAGACGCCAGAGCAACAAGCCGAGAGCCGAAGGCTGGCTGACGAGGCTAGGGCGGCGCTTCGGGCGTTGATCGGGCGGGTGCGTCAATGATGATGTTTGAGTGCAAAACCTGCTACCAGGTCAAAGACCGCAGCGGGTTTCACCGGGATCGAAAGGCAAAGCACGGCATCAAAATCTTTCGCTGCCGCGACTGCTACAAAATCGCGGGCGGCAAAGAGCGCGAAACCGAGCCGCTGACGGCAGATCAAACCAAGTTGCTGAACCGCTGGCTGTTTGCACCGGTGTCAAGCAGGGTTGACGGCACCCATAAATGGGGCTACGATTGTGTTGTGTCATTCAGCAAGCCCGAAAGGGTCTAGGAGGTCAAATGGATTGGCGTTCAATGTATTCGTGCGATTACCCGCCAGAATGGGATGAGGATGACGAGTGCTGTGAGGACGAGGACTGCGATGAACTCACGGACGAGGAAATCGACGATCAAAAGACGGATTTCCTGCTTGAACAGGAACGCGCCGAGCAGAGTCGGATCGAACAGGAATCGCATGAGCATCCTTGGAAGGGGGGCAGATGAGACTCAAAAGCAAATACTACAATAATCGAAGCCATGAGGTTTTGACTACGAAAGATTTGGTAGATGTTTGCCGCCCGTCTGATTCTGACCCGTGGACCTGTGCGTTGATTGCGAGAATGATCGACACAATGAACCTGACCGACCAGCAAAAACTCGACCTGATCGACCCGCATTCGGAATGGGAGATTGAAAAATGAACCACGATGACATCATCCGCATGGCGATGGAGATTGGCGGCGTTGATAGGCCGCTACAGGGCAGTTCTGCGCTTAAGTTCATGGAAGAGTTCGCCGCCCTTGTCGCCGCAGCCGAGCGCGAGAAATTGCAGCGCGATGGATGGCGACAGTGTGCCAAGGGCCAGAGAACAACCCAATATTGCGGGCTATTGCGGAAGGCAGTCGAAGCGGAGCGCGAGGCTTGTGCCAAGCTTGTAAAAAAGATAAACATGATCCATGTGGCGCAAGAGGCAGGTTTGGCTATGGGGTTCGTGCAAGGAATCGCAGTGATGAATCACGACAATTTGAAGAAAGTAGCCAATTTGATTGCCGACGCAATCCGTGCGAGGGGGGATGAGAAATGAGACTCAAGGACAAAATAGCAAATATCCGTGTTGAAATTGACAACACAGAACACTTGATCAATTTTTGCCGATCCTCTGATTCTGATTTGTGGACCTGTGAGTTGATTGCGCGAATGATTGACGCGATGGGCCTGACCGACCAGCAAAAACTCGATCTGATCGACCCGCGTTCGGAATGGGAGATTGAAAAATGAACCGCGATGACATTGAGCGCATGGCACAGGCGGTGGGGTTAGCGTTCGTTTATAACGAGCGTGATGAAGACGGGTGGATAGAACTGGAACGCTTCGCCATTCTTGTCGCCGCAGCCGAGCGCGAGGCGTGTGAGCAGGCGTGTGACCGTGTTCGCCTGCGTTACCAAAAAGGGGCAGATAAAACGGGGAGGTTTGACCTACTCAATAAAGCTGACGGCGCTCAAGATTGCTTGATGGAAATCCGTGCGAGGGGGGAGAAATGAACCGCGATGACATTGAACGCATTGCAGCCGACGCCGGGATTGTGGTGATTGGCGAAGCTACACTCAAATTGTGCGAATTGGTTGCCGCAGCGGAGCGCGAGGCTTGTGAGAAAGTGTGTGATGATCGTTCCAAATCCACATTTTGGTTACGGCATCCTGCATATGAGGAAGCTGAAATGTGTGCCGCAGCAATCCGTGCGAGGGGGGAGAAATGACTTTCTTTGAACTCTGGGCCGCGTGTTTCATCGGGATCATGCTGCGCCCGTGGATTGATTCCTTGGTTCGAATTGTGGATGACGCGATAACGAGGGGGCAGAAATGACCGAATCCGCACTGTTTATGTCGGTTGCAATCTGGGCCGGATGCACTGGTCATCCAATCGGGTGCATTACAGCATGTATCCTGGCGTGTGTTGCCCATAAGTGAAAACAGCCATGATGACACGCGACGAAATCATCCGAACCGCAAAAATTGCAGGGGCAAAGTTCGACAATGAATGGAACCTGTCATTGACTGATACCGATACGGTCATGCGGTTTGCCAAACTTCTAATGTTGTTTGAAAACGAACATTGCGCTCAAGCCTGTATTTGCCACCATTGCGCTGGAATGGTTCGCGCACGGACTGACAATTGAGGCGAGCCGCCAAAATTGACGCCAATCAGACAGAAATTGTCGCGGCGTTAAGGAAAGCGGGTTGCACCGTGCAGAGCCTAGCTGCTGTCGGTAAAGGCGTCCCTGATTTGCTGGTCGGCTATCAGGGCGCCACATACCTGATGGAGGTTAAGGACGGAAAATGGAGCCTAACGCCAGACCAGATTACATGGCACGTCAACTGGCGCGGCGGTGCCTTGTGCGTTGTAAACAGTATTGAATCAGCAATTGAAGCATTGAAACGTGAACATTTTACAAAGACTTTGGAAACTTGAGCGTGAATATTTCTTTGGTCCTCAAGAGGTTACGACTATTCGCAAAGCATCACGATTGATCGACGCGATTGCGGCAGCGTACAAATCTGGCGACCTTGAGCAGGTGGGTAAGCTGCTGGAGAAAGAGGGGGCGTTGTGATCTATGAACTGACGGACTACGCACAGGCCAAGTCAGTGATGGCTTTTATCTGGCCGCAGATCAAAGAAATGCTGACGTCAGGGCAGCGGTTGCGGTTGGAAGTCAAAAAAGCCAAACGCAGCATTGACCAAAATGCCAAGTTCCACGCTATGATACGAAACATATCAAAGCAAATGCGTGAAGTTGGATCGTCGTGGTCTGACGATGACTGGAAACGGCTTTTGATAGATCAGTGGGCGCATGAAACGGACAAAAACGTGGGGCGAGTCTGCCCCTCTTTGGATGGAGAAAGAGTGGTCCAGTTGGGCTATCAGAGCCACGCTTTCACGGTTGAAATGGCGTCCGAATTCATCGAATGGCTCTACGCATGGGCCGCGAATCGGTCTATCGAACTATGAAGTTCCCCAAGCACACTTACATCCGAAGCGAGAAACTTCGTCGGCTGGTAGCGAGTCTGCATTGCCAGAGGTGCGGTAGCCCACACTACGTCCAAGCCAGCCACGCCAATTGGGGTGGCGGTAAAGGCATGGGCATCAAAGCTGATGACAATTTGATCGCGGCGCTTTGCCAAAGCTGCCATCAACAGATTGACCAGGGCAGCACCATGTCGCGGGAACGCAAAAAAGAAGTCTGGTACGAAGCGCATCGAAAAACCGTTTTTGCGTTAGTGGACTCTGGCCGTTGGCCGGTTGACATACCTATCCCGAAGGGCGAGAATTGAGCGACGATGGAAAATGAAGTCGCAGAGTTTGTGGGCCAGTTGCTTCACAGCGGAACAGTGGCGCACTTTTTCCATTTGTCCACGAACAGCTATGCAGAGCATAAGGCGCTGCAACGGTATTACGAGCAAATCATTGAATTAACTGATGATTTTGCCGAAAGTTACATGGGCCGTTACGGACAACTTAAGAAGTTTCCAGCCGAGTTCCACGAAGGTAAGAAGCCGCTTGATTATTTTGAGCGCATGAAAGATTTTGTCGAGGAAGCGCGTAAAGATTTGCCGCAGGACACCGAATTGCAGAACGCAATTGATGCCATTGCGGATTTGATTAACACAACGATTTTCCGCATCAAATTTTTGACGAAGGACTGAACATGAAGAAGATGGACAACGTGACCTCCGAGCCGAAGGGCTATGGTTTCGGCAGCAATGCCAAGGCTCCGAAGGGCGTCGAAGCGTCGGACAGCACCGGCGAGCGCCGTGGCAAAATCGTCAACGGCATTGCGATGGGCAAGGCTGACGCCGTGAACGAGCATAAGTTCGATGGCGGTCGCAGCAAGGGCGTGTGCTACACGCACGTTCGTCACGGCGACGGTAAGTAATATCTTTTAACTTGGTGGGGCAGGGATGGGAACCTGCCCCGGAGAGGGACCAATCATGTCTATTGAATGCAGAAATTGCCGCTTCTTTCGCGGCGATAATGCGGTTATGGGCGCTTGCCGCCGATTCCCGCAATCAGTAAACAAGTTCCCCGCAGACTGGTGCGGCGAATTTCAGCAGTTGGAAGTAACCATGCTTCCAATCGGGCAGATTCAGCCTGCTCCCCGTGGCCGACCGAAAAAGGTGAACAATGATCCGACCGCTTCGTGATCGGGTTGTTGTCAAACCCCAGGTCCGGCAGTTATCTGCCGTCATTGCCGTCGAAAACAAAGAAAAGTTTAACGAGGGCGTCATTGCCGCAATCGGGCCAAAGGTCGGTGCGGTCAAAGTCGGTGAGTTTATCAAATACGGGAACGGCACCTATTTGGACTGGCCGCTAGTCAGCATTGACGGCGAGGACTACCAGATCATCCAAGAGGCAGACATTGCCTGCGTTGTGGAACGGTAGTCTAATGCGGATTGTTTCCCCACCATTTTTGGAGATTTGAAATGAGTAATTCGATTGCAATTGGCGTGGCCTATCAGGACCAGGCCATTTCGGGCGGCACGATTGACAACACGCCGATCGGCGCGACCACCCCTAGCACTGGCGTATTTAGCAGCCTGGGCGTTTCCACCGGCACGGTCGCCGCCACGGGCAGCAGCAACACGGACGCCGCGTCACTGGGCTACGGCTTCAATCTGGTCACTGGCGCGGATGCCACGAAGGGCGTGATCCTGCCGAACGCCGCTTCCGGCACGATCATTTTCGTGAAGAATTCGTCGGCTTCTGCACTGAAGGTTTACCCGGACAGCGGCGCTGCGATCAATGCGCTGACTGCCACCACGGGCGCTTACAGCATGGCCGCAAACACGACCTCGACGCTGATCGCTTACGGCACTTCACAGTGGTATTCGCTGCCGCTGGTCGCTTCGTAATATGAGCATCGAGCAGATCAAGGCTCGAATCGCTGAATTGCAGGGGATGGCTAAACAGCACGAAGCCATCCTGCTGCAAATCAGTGGGGCGATCCAAGAGTACCAGCGAGTGCTGGCCGAGTCGGAAAGCCAGGAGAAGGGCAATGCCGCTGATTAAGTCCATGACTGAAAAGGCGTTTAAGCACAACATCCGCGCCGAGGTGAAGGCCGGTAAGCCTGTCAAGCAGGCTGTCGCCATTGCTTACTCCGAGAAACGCGCCGCAAAGAAGGGCAAAGCAAAGAAACGATGAAAAAGCCTGTAATCGTATCGAAAACGGTTTCAGAGCTAATTCCCTACGCTAACAACAGCCGGACGCACAGCGACGCACAGGTCGCCCAGATCGCGGCAAGCATCAAGGAATTTGGCTGGACGAATCCGATACTGATAGACGGCGCGAACGGCATCATTGCCGGTCACGGACGCCTATTGGCTGCTCGCAAGTTGGGTTATACGGAAGTCCCCACTATCGAGCTAAAGGATATGACCGAAGCCCAGAAGAAGGCGTACGTCATTGCCGATAACAAACTGGCCCTCAATGCAGATTGGGACACGACTATTCTTGGCCTAGAACTCAATGCCCTAAAAGACGTCGGGTTCGATCTGGACATTTTGGGCTTTGACGATAAAGAACTGGCAGTCCTGCTGGAGCCGGAACAGGTCGAGGGGCTGACGGATGAGGATGACGTCCCGCCGCCGCCCGAAGAACCCAAAACCAAGTTGGGCGACATTTATCAGCTAGGCAATCACAGGCTGATGTGCGGGGATTCAACCAGCATTGATGCTGTGGATAAACTGATGAACGGCCAGAAGGCCGACATTTGCTTTACCTCTCCACCTTACGCATTAGGCAAATCTATTGCCTTGAGTGGAAATAAATCCATGAAATTGAAATCCAGTGCTTATGAAAGCCATCTTGATGATTCAGATTCATGGGATGATTTGATGAACGGATGGTGGAACGCATCATTGGATGCAGTTTCCGAAGGATGGGTTGTTAATGTGCAACCATTGGCCGGAAATAAAAGGCAATTGATTCAATGGATTAACGATAGATCATCTCGACTTGCAGATATTGCAACGTGGGATAAAAGTCATGCCGCTCCTCAAATGGCACCGGGAGTCATGGCATCCAGATATGAATGGATGGTCATATTTGGTTCGGAAAACGCCAGCAGGTCAATTCCATGTAGCGATTGGCAAGGAACAATACAATCTGTGTATACCGCGCCACCGCAAAGAAACAATGAATTTGCTTCAATTCATGGTGCGACAATGCCTGTTCATGTTCCATTGTGGGTAATGGAAAAATTGTGCAATACGGCTAAATCTTTTTACGAACCTTTTTGCGGTACGGGAACAACCATAATTGCGGCAGAGAAAAACAACCGTAAATGCTATGCGATGGAAATAGACCCCAAGTACTGCGACGTTATCGTCAAGCGCTGGGAAGATTTTACCGGCAAAAAAGCGGAACTTGTGACCGAACGGTCGTGAATTTCCCCGATATAAAAGCAAATGAGCAGAACGCCGCACAAACCAACTGACGAAACGCGCCGCCTGGTGGAAACATCCAGCGGAATCGGCCTGCCGCATGAGCAGATCGCAACCCTGCTTGAAATTGACGATAAAACGCTGCGCAAGTGGTACAGGGATGAACTGGACAAGGGAAAGGCCAAGGCGCATCTAAAGATCGCCCAGACGCTGTTCAATAAAGCGACAAAAGGGGATACGACTAGCCTCATCTGGTGGACAAAGACGCAAATGCGCTGGTCTGAAACCGTTAAACAGGAATTGACGGGGCCGGATGGGACGCAGTTGATGCCATCGATCCAAGTGTCATTTGTAAAGCCAGATGAGCGTTGAGCAAGCAATCGCAAAGGCGCAGTTTCCTGTTAAGCTGCAACCCCTGTTCAAGCCGTCCAGATACAAGATTCTTTATGGAGGCCGCGGTGGGGCGAAGTCTTGGGGGATTGCCAGGGCGCTGCTCATACTGGGAGCCAAGCGACCGATGCGGGTGCTATGCGCCCGTGAGTTCCAGACGTCGATCAAGGATTCGGTCCACAAACTGCTTTGGGATCAAATCGAGGCGCTTGGACTGACAGCCTTCTACGAGATCACCCAGAACAGCATTCGCGGCGCTAATGGCTCCGAATTCGCTTTTGTGGGCCTCAAAAACAACCCGACGAACATCAAGTCGTTTGAGGGCGTCGATATTGTCTGGGTCGAGGAAGGGCAGACGGTCAGCCGAGTGTCCTGGAACATCCTGATCCCGACCATCCGTAAGGAAGGGTCCGAAATCTGGGTCAGTTTCAACCCAGACCTCGAGACCGACGAAACCTATCAGCGATTTGTGGTCAAGCCTCCCCGCGATGCGGTCATCATCAAGATCAATTGGTCGGACAACCCGTGGTTCCCAGAAACCCTACGGGCTGAAAAGGACGCATTGAAAGAGCGCGACCCGCAGGCGTACAACACCGTTTGGGAAGGGATGTGCAGGCGCACGGTCGATGGCGCGGTCTTTGCCGACCAGATGCAGGCGGCAGAATCGGATGGCCGGATCACCAAAGTTCCCTACGACCCGACAAAGCCCGTCCATGCGGTATTCGATCTGGGCTGGTCAGACGCTACGGCCTGCTGGTTGCTCCAATACATCGGCATGGAAACCCGCCTGATCCGTTACTTTGAGGGATCGCAGCGCACGATGACAAGCTATCTTGCGCAGTTGCAGCAGTTTGGCTATGTCTACGACACGATCTGGCTCCCGCACGACGCCGAAAACAAGACGCTGGCGGCGGCAGGCAAGAGCATCGAAGAAATCGTCAGAGGCGCGGGTTACAAAACGCAGGTTATGCCGCGAGTCCCGATCACCGATTCAATCAATGCCAGCCGGACGATGTTCCCGAATATGTGGTTTGACCGCGAGAACTGCGCGGATGGTTTGAACTGCCTTCGGCACTACCGATACGAGGTTGATCCCGAAACAGGACAGTTCAGCCGGACGCCTCTGCACGATCAGTATTCCCATGGCGCAGACGCTTTTAGGTATATTGCGCTAATGGTCAAAGAACCAGCAAAACAGCGAAAGCCCAGACCAGTAGCCTACGCAGGCGGCTGGATGGGCAATTGAGGGTTATATGAGCGATTACCAGGACCAGTCGAGCGATCCGCGAATCCAAGACGCCATCAAGTTTCTGAAGCTAGTTGGCGAAGCTGATTCCAACAACCGCCAGGAAGGTCTGCAAGACCTCAAGTTCGCAGCAGGCGACCAGTGGCCGGTCGAGATTCAGAACTCGCGTAACATCGAATCGCGTCCCTGCCTGACGATCAACAAACTCGACCCATATATCCGTCAGGTCACAAACCAGCAGCGCCAGCAGCGGCCACGGATCAAGGTCCATCCGGTCAACAACGAAGCTGACGTAAAGATCGCGCAGGTCATCGAAGGGATCACCCGCCACATCGAGATTCAGTCTAATGCCGACACCGCCTATGACACGGCGTTCGATTATGCCGTTCGCATGGGTTGGGGCTATTGGCGCGTTGTCACCGATTACGTTCGTGAGGATAGCTTCGAGCAGGAAATCTTCATCGAGCCGATTGATAACCCGTTTTCGGTCTATTTCGACCCCAATTCGGTCGCGCCGGATGGAGCAGACGCCGAAAAGGTGCTGGTCACGACGGTTGTCAGTAAAGAAAAGTTCCGCGAGATGTACCCAGATGCCGACGATGGCATCGGGTTCTTGCCCCGCGCAACGGGCGACGATACCGCCGAATGGGTGATGAAAGAGGATATTCGCATTGCCGAATACTTTTACATCGACCGCAAGAAAGAAGATTTGGTCATGCTGTCGGACGGCACCAAGGCATTCGAGAGCGAATTGCCGAGCAAGAAGGTGCTAGAAGCGGCAGGTGTGACCGAGGTTCGTCGCAAGCCCACATGGCGCAAGAAGGTCAAGTGGTGCAAGTTGACCGCCATGCAGATTCTTGAGGAAAAGGAATGGCCGGGGCGCTATATCCCGATTGTTCCCTGCTACGGCGCACAGGTCATCATCGAAGGTAAGCGCAAGAAGTACGGTCTGGTGCGGTTCGCTAAAGACCCGCAGCGGATGTACAACTTCTGGCGCACAAGCATGACCGAGAGCATTGCGCTCGCTCCCAAGGCCAAGTGGGTCATGGCTGAAGGCCAAGACGAGGGCCACGAAAACGAATGGGCGCTGGCGAACATCAAATCCATGCCGGTGTTGCGCTACAAACAGCGCGACATTAACGGCGAGCCTGCTGCACCGCCGCAGAGACTCCAGCCCGAGCCGCCGCCGGTTGGCATCATGCAAGCCGCCGTTGAGGTATCGAACGACCTCCAGACGGTTATGGGCATCTTTGATCCGTCGCAGCAGATTCCGGGCAATGTGTCAGGTAAGGCGCTGAACGGCCAGCAGCAACAGGTCGATCTGTCCAACTTCCATTTCTACGACAACATGACCCGTTCGATGAAGCATACGGGCAAGATCATCCTCGACCTGATTCCCAAGATTTACGACACGCAGCGGGTTCTGCGGATTATCGGCGCTGATGGCAAGCCGGATTTGACCACGGTCAATGAGATGCAGGCCACGGGCGAAGTACTGAACAACGTCACCGTGGGCGAATATGACGTTGTGATGGAGACTGGTCCGGGTTACAACTCCAAGCGCCAGCAGGCTGTTGAGGCCATGATGCCGCTGATGGCGAAGGAAGAAATCTTCCAAGTCGCAGGCGACCTGATGTTCCGCAACATGGACTTCCCAGGCGCAGACGTTATTGCCGACCGACTGGCGGCGCTCAATCCGCTGTCGCAGATTGACCAAAAGTCCGATATCCCGCCGCAATTGCAGATGCAGATGGTCCAGATGCAGCAGACCATCCAGCAGCAGCAGCAGCAGATGGCCGCGATGGGTCTGGATATCAAGTACCGCCAGAGCGTCCAGCAGACCCGCGAAGATGGGGAAACCCGCCGCGAACTTATGCGCCAGATCGCCAAAGCGCATAACACCGAAACGATGGCCGAAGTCAGGGTCAATGACCAGAATACCCGCGCCATTACCTCGCAGAACAAGACCGAGATTGAGGCTGTGGTTAAGCTGCTGCTGAACCAAATGTCGCCAAACGATCTTGCAGCGATGATTGCCCGAATGAACGCCGAGCAATATGCGTTTGCGGGAGCCGCCGCACAGGACGTTGACGATAGAGCAAGCCCGTTCACACAGGGCATTCAAGCCGTGGCCGCTGAAATGACGCCGCCACCGCCGCCGCCTCCCCAGATGCAGCAGCAGATGCAGCCTCCGGTGAGCAGCTTTCAATGAACAAAATTAAGCACATGGCAAAGTCACCCGCTTGGCAGCGCAAAGAGGGTAAGAACCCCGAAGGCGGGTTGAATGCAAA